GCATCACTCCACGGTTATGTAGTGAGTTATAAGGACGGCAACACTGGTGCAATTTTCTTTTATGATAAATTAGCAACCGCTCAATTGGTTTATGATTCCAGATTTTCTATGGACCCATCCAACACTGAAAAATACGGGTTTAGAACTGGCGGATTGGTTCCTGACCCAATGGACACGATCCCAGCAATGTTGAGTCCTGGCGAATATATCCTATCCCCAGAAACGGTGAGACGTTACGGAGTTTCAAACCTAAACCGCTTGAACGCTGGCGACAGTGCCGCAATCAACGCAACGAGTGACCCAGAGGTGAAAAGGCTTCTAGCAGAATTGATTGTTGCCGTTCGAGAGAACGACACTGAGGTAAATGTCTTTACTGATATGAAAGGCCAAACCAAGGCAAGTATTGAAGAATTCAGAAGTGAGCTGCGAGAACGCACACGAAGACAAGGCGACCAATATGTGCCAGCAAGGTACATCTAATGAGTCAGCTATTAGTCACAATTACGGTTGATGGAACCAGCTACCGTTGCTCAAAGCGAGGGTTTGCTGGTGAATATTTCTGGAGGCCAGTGGTCAAGAGAATGCCTTCACTAGAACTTGGGCAAGTTGAGGACAGTGGAAAAATCGGAGTCAAATTCGGCAACCTGACGTTGTTCAATGACCACTTGGACGCTGACCATCCTTTTGGGTTAAGCCGCTATGAAGACTTGGTGCGATTACCGAGACTTTACGACTGTTCGATTCAATGGGGAGAAGACGGTAGAAACTTATTTGATGGTCAGATTTTCTTGCAGACGATCAGCGAAACCGAGATTAGTTTTGCTCTGACGGACACTGAGTACACGTTAGGTGCGCGACCTTTCACGCTGACCGAATCCTTTGCTTTTGTGGAAGGTGTAAGTGTTCCAGGTGGCGGACTTCCGGTAGAAATTACGGCAAACGCACACGGCTTTTCTACGGGCCAAGTGGTGACATTTGAGAAGATGGACACGTATGGAGCAAACCTGGAGTATTCAGGCGTTACTGCTGACAATTATTATTATGTGACAAGAACCGGAGCCAACACGTTTACCCTACAAGACCGTGATTTTATCCAAGTTAGTTCTGGAGTGGGTACGGCTGGAACGTTTACCAGTGACGGAGATACGCACAGAGTTGGGATTCCACTTCGATTACCGTTCAGTTGGGGAATTGTCAACGAGCAAACGCCAGTGATTAAAAAGCGTGATGATGAGGTAGCCAATCCGAGCCTAGATTTAGATTCAAGCAACAACTCCGACAATCCGATTGAAATCCGCGAAGATGGCGTTTTGATCTATTCAACCAATTCCAATTCGGGTCAGTGGTATGACGCCAGTGGAAATTCAGGCGTTGCCCCAACAGCCAGCACAATAAAGCTGAACCGAGCAACTACTGGAGGTGTTTTGTCAATTAGTGGTGTATCCACCAGAGGGACCACACTGGCTGGATTCTTTAGTTATGTAGCGACTCAGCTTGGACTGAACCTAGACAATGCACTGCAATGATTAACTCAGGAACCTTCTATACCACTGACACAACCGTTGCGACTCGAACGATAGTTGAATCACCAGCAGAAATCAGAGAAAACATTACTGTAGAAATCACAACATCCGGTGAATTGATTATCCGCTCAGTGACCGTTGCAACCGTGAATTCAGACATTGAAATTTACAGTCCTTAAAAATGGCAATCGCGTCTTCTCGAAATGAGCCACTGCTGGACTTTGCCGCAGATGTTGCCAAAAGCGCGAACATGCTTTTGCAGATTGACGGAACGGATCTGCGACTGATTAACCGAATCCAAACTGGCTCTTCTGTTGAAACGGTCAGAAGTCCAGAATTATTGGCGCTACAAGTTCAACCAGCGTACCCGATTAAAGAGATCACTAGCGAGTACGAATTTAATACGCCTTATCCTGAAAGCGTAACGTTAGGCCAGGAAAACAAGGTTGTTCGAGTGGACAATCTGAGCTATGGAGAAAGTCAAAAGTATGATGCACTCAGCACAAGTGAAGAAAAAGTTCTTCAGTTTTTAAGAGCGATTTTGATTAGCGAAGGTTCACCAATCTCAACAGCTAGAGTTTTCGGAATCAAGAATGATTGGCTCTTGGGCTACCGAGTCACTTGTATTGACGAGAGGCAAAGCTTGAAATCCATCATTACGATTACCTCAGTGATTTATTCATTTGATGCAGAAGAAACGACAATCAGCGGACCTTCCGAACTCGACTTTGTAAGACAAGAATGAAGTTCATTTACACTAACCTAATTACCAATGTTTCGAGTTCAGCCGGAAATTTGTCTGCTGACTATGGTGTTGCAAAAACTGAGAACAATTTTCCGAAGCAGCCGTACATTGCCAATGCAACCAGCGCAACCGTCACGGTGACTTGTGCCGGTGCCAGTGCAATCTTTGTTTCCTATTTGGCCGAATCGTTAACGATGACCTTTAAGGATTCAGGCGGTTCAACTCTGGGAACCGAAAGCTTTTCCAATAGCTACACATTATCAGAAGCTTATTTACTGAACGACAGAACCCACTGGAACGAATCGGCTTTTGCGACTTGTCCAGCCTCAACGAATACCGTTGAGTTGGCTTTCAGCAACACCACAGACGTCAAAGGAACGCTTGACGGTTGGGTCACAGGTTCATCTGGTCAGTTAGGTAAATTACAAGCGAGCAGTGCGAACATTTATCATGCGGATTATCCACAAATCAAACTTGGGACGTTTGTCAATTCGGCTCAAATCAATCGCATTACTGGAGACGGAACCGGAAGTACAGATTTGCAATTGACCACAGGAGGTGATTCAAGCTTTACCGTCACTTCGATGACTTTGCCTGTGATTGTCAACACCATCCGAGCTGGTGCAGTGCTGGACACTTACAACCCAAGCGTAGGCATGACCGAAGGTAATGATTCAACCGGAATCCAGCAAGAAAGAGATTCAGGCTTGGTCTTTCGTTTGGGCGAGATTCGCAGAAGATTTGCTGGAAGCGTTCAGGTTTTAGAAGCGGACAGACCAACCGCAACCAAGGTGTTTCGAGGCTTACGAATGCAACCAGTGGCTGCTGAGATTCTAAGCTACCAAACGAGCAGTTCGGTCTTTGGCTCATTCCTGCAACCTCCTACACTTGCGTACTCTCAGCAAGGATCTCAGATTTATGACTACAACTTTGAATTCGTTGAACTGATATGAGCATCTTAAAAGTCAATGAAGTCCAAGTCTTTAATGGCTCCACGATTACACTGACGGCAACGACAACCGCAGTTTCTGGAGCCGTAACGGTAGGCGGAAATCTAACGGTTTCTGGTGCAATTTCCAGCAGTGACGCCAGCACTACCAGAAGCAATCTTGGACTTGGCACAATCTCCACACAAGCGGCTGATTCGGTCAATATTGACGGAGGCGCAATTGATGGTGTGACGATTGGGACAAACTCAACCGTTACGGATTTGCGTGTCGACAATCTAAAGCTAGACGCTAACACGATCAGCAGCACAAACACCGATGGCAACATCACCATTGACCCAAACGGCACCGGCAATGTTGTTGTTGGAAACTTTACCTTTGATGCAGACCAAACCGTTGGCGCAGGTCAGGACAATTATGTGCTGACCTATGACAACTCCAGCGGCTTAATCAGTCTTGAGGCAGCATCCGGTGGTGGTGGGTCTGGTAGTTCCTACATCGAACACAGTTCAACGGTTTCAGACTCTCTGGCGATTAGTGCAGGAACCAATCGATTGTATATTGGCAACACAACCTTTTCGGGTAGCGGAACGATGGCAGGTTATTTAGTCATTAGTCACGGTTATGCAAATTTTACTGGGACCGTTAATGTTGATACAACAGGCACTCTTAGAATAGTAGGTTAACAATGGCAAACAGATTAGTGATTTTCCCAAATGATGACGGTGGCATTTCAGTGCTGCATCCAGTGCTAAACTGTGGGTTGACCGTTGAGCAAATCGCAGCCAAAGATGTACCGAGTGGCAAACCGTTTAAATACATTACAACAGACGATTTACCGATTGATGACGATGGCAATTACGACAGGTCTTTCAGAGCAGCCTGGGAAGCAGATTTTAGTTCACCCGATGGATATGGTGCTTAAATGATTACTGTAAATTTTGACAAAGCAAAAACGGTTACAGCAGATCGGTTACGGCAGGAACGACTACCAAAGCTGCAGGATCTAGATGTGCAGTATCAGAGGGCTTTGGAAACAGGTGCAGACACCACTGACATCGTGGCACAGAAGCAGGTACTAAGAGATTTGCCAGCACAGGTAGATACCTGCACTACATTAACAGAACTCAAAAATCTAAAGGCATAAGATGGCAGGTGAAATTCAATTAAACTCAACCAATTTTGCAAGTGAGTCAAGTGGCACAATCACCATCAATAATGCAACAGTTGGTTCTGCGGTGGCAATGTCTGCGAATCAAGCATGTGTGAAAACCGCAATTAATGCTTCTGGCTCTGCACCGATCTACGCATGCCGTGCTTGGATCAATTTTGATGGGACTTCTGCCAGTATTGGAACAGGTCGGGCTAACGGTAATGTTAGCGGAGTTACAGACCACGACCCAGGCGACTATACCATCACATTTACGACGGCTATGCCGGATGCAAATTATGCCATTGCTGGACTGTGTGCAAACACATCTAGCGGGAAAGCTGTTATTACTCAGTTGCAATCTCAAGTCGCTGGGAGTTTTAGAATATCAACTGCCGCTGGATTAGGCGGCTCTGGTTTAGGAGATTCGAGTACTATAGTAATAAATGTCATTCGTTAACCAAAAATTAAAATAAACAACGAATAGGCCGAGCAATGCCAGCAGAAGCAACCGGAATAATTGACGTTGTCCAAGAGTTAGGGACTTCTGCGAGTGCCTTAATTTTCTTCGCTTGGTTGATTATTTTTATTCTCAAGCAGCACGATAAAGAAAAACAGCAATTGCGAGCAGATGCTGAAAAGAAGGATTCGATGATGATGGAAGAAAGAAAACTTTATTTAGCCGCTGACGCAAAGAATGACGAAGAACTCAGGCAGTACATGAAGACCTCAAACTCTGAGTTGATGTCGATAATGAGTGCAACGAATGTTGCCATAAAAGATATGACGATTGCGGTTAATAATCTTGGTGATGTTATCAATAGAGAATTAAGGAGATGAAACCGTTTCTCACCGGCTTGGCCTTGCTGGTATCGACGTCAGCACTGGCTTTGCCTGTTGAGTACAAAACGCTTCACCTTGTCAGTTGGGCTTACCAGTGTTCCTTGCGACTTGCTCCCACCTACCAGCTTCAAGGCATGACTTCAAATCTCGCTATGCAATCCGCAATTCAGTTGTGTTCTTGCGTCATCGACCATTACCGCGAGAATCACCGATACGTTGACCTTCAACTGATGCCTTTGCCTCAACGTGAGGCGTTTGGCGAAATGTATAGCCAAGAATGTATTGACTACCCAGAGCGAGAGACTTGATGGAATTCATTGACCATTCTGAGCATTTTTCACGCGACGAGTTGAAATGCAAATTCACAGGTGAGTGCAAGGTTTCCAGCACATTTCTGACGAAGCTAGAGACATTGCGGCAGCATTACGGCAAACCCATCAGACTAACTTCAGCGTATCGCTCGCCAGAACATCCGGTTGAAAAAGCTAAATGGAAAGACGGCAAGCCTAAATCAACAGGTTATCATGTATTAGGCCGAGCTGTAGACATTGCTTGCTGGAATGCAGATGGGGCAAGGTTGTTAGAAATCGGAATTCAGATGGGCTTGTTCGGTGGATATGGATTCAGTTTCACAGGTAGCCAAAGATTTCTTCATGTCGATGATAGAGAAGACGGTTTAATGATTTGGAGTTATTAAATGGAAGGATTTTTGGAGATTTTCAACCAAGCGGTTGATTCTGGCGGACTTGAGCTTATACTCGCAGCAACAGGTATGGGCGCGGCTGTTCCTGGCCTTTTATTGTATAAAAAAATTAGGAAAGCGAAGAAGCTAAAAGAACAACTGACAAGTTTGTAAAACCGTCAGTTCACGGAAGTGTGGCTTTTCGGCTGGAGGTGGCTCCCCAAGCTGGACTCGAACCAGCGACCCAATGATTAACAGTCACCTTAGCGTTTTCGGCTATAGGCTAGACGAATGCTGGGCTTTCGGCTTTCGGTTTTTTTCTTTGAAACAGTGTTTTGTGGCGAGTTGCCTAACTTATTGACGAGATCCACTTGCTGCAAATGGTCTGAATTCAGGTAACTCATCGTTGTTTGAATTGATTCGTGACGAAGTAGCATTTGAACATGCACCGGATTCGCAGACTCACCAGATAATAGTTCAGTCGCAACTGTACTTCTAAACGAGTGCAGCGGTTTCGCATTCTCAATCCCACACTTCAATAATGCCTTCCTCATCGACTTGGTCAAATCCCCAAGCGAACTATAAAGCGGCTGACCTCTGCCGTTGTCCAGCACATAACGCTCGCCTTCAATGTCCTGCGCCTGAATAAATTCATTTAAATCTTCAGCGATTGGAATGATTGCGTCTTTTCGACCTTTGACTTTCCAATCTCGAGTTGAGCGAAGTTCGATTCTATCTGGATAAACATTGTCCCATTTTAACGCCAGCAGCTCGCCACCTCTCATTCCGGTATAGCGCAAAAACCACCAGGCACGAAGCAGTACCAGAAACCGTCTTCGTTTGGTTTCGTTCCAGCCTTCTTCTAGGTGTTGCCGCAAATCTTCTAGTTGTTGAGCAGAAAATACAGCAGGCAGCGGCTTGGACGAGCGAACGCTTTTAACTTTGATTGCTGCCGGAATCTGACCTTGCTCCCAAGACCAATTAAGAATCGCTCGAACTGCTCGAAGATAACTGTTGCAGCTATGGTCATTGAGTCCAGCCTTACGAAGAGCCAGAACGAACTTGTCAGTCAGTTGTGAGGTGTGAAGCCGAATCCGATAATCGCCTACAATCTTTTGATAACGACTGATCTGCTGCCGATATTTGCAAACCGTCCGCCCGTCACGATTCGCTTGAACGTGCGCCAGAAACAAATCCAACAACTCACTGAAAAACAAACCTTGTTCGTCAGTTGCTCGCTCGACTTCTCGACTCAACTTTTCTTTCAGCTTTAAGAATCGCTCAACGAGCAGAGCATTCAACTGGTCAGGCTCTAAGCCTTCAGCTTCCACAAAACGAATCAGAACTCGACGGTATCTTTTCTTACCAATCCATAGTTGACCAACATAGGCTTTTTGGCGTTGGTCTGAGACGATCTCGTTTTTGTGGCTCAATATGTAACTTTTCGGGGGGGGGGTAACTTTTTTGTAGCAATATGAAGAAGAATATAATGTGGCAGGATTTTACTGGTCTTCAGGTGCTACATTGGGCTTGGTTGCCAATTGTCCGGTTGGTTGTACCATTCCGGTACGTTTGTCTGATTCCGTTTTTTTTTGTCTTCCTCTAAGCGTTCAATCGTTTTTTCAAGACGTTCAATATATTTCTTTTGAATTGAAATAACTTCGTCTTT